TACAGGAGTTTATCGATGGCATAGATATAGACATGAGCGAGTTTGAGATACCAGAAATTCAAAAAGAATGGTTCACATCAGATACAGATAAAACAAGCGGAGAGCGCGGAGGGCACTATAACGACGAAGAGGCTCCAGAAATAGAGCCAAGGAAGGGTATGCACAGAATAGAAGCTTGCTCTTTTCTTTCAAAAAGAGATACAGCAATTGAGCTTTTCGCCGGACGAGGGGCGCTTTCGTTTTGGTATAGGAGGCTTTTTAAGAATGTAATAACAAACGACATTCAGGAGTTTGATGATATTAAGCATGACCACACCATGAAGGCTGAAAGGTTTATTTTAGAAAATATAACGAGCGAAACAAGGTTTGATCTCATTGATTTTGACGATGAAGGATGCCCAGCAAAAGAAATACAGCTGTTTTTTGAGAAAATAAAAGAAAGAAAAGATCCTTTTATCCTTGCAATTACAGATGGGAATGGGTTAAACTTAAAAAGTAGAGGTAAGCTAAACTTTTATAAGACATATATGATAAGAGACGATGAAACTGTCCAGGCATCTGGTGATGATTATTATAAGTTTGAAGAGATATTCAGGGAGTTTATTGAGAAGGTGACTGCTGGATGGAGGTATAATGAATTGTCTTTATTTCGCAAAGATAACGGAAACGTGATATATGCTACATATTATATTTATCGATAATCCCGTAAGGGAGAAAATATTTTAAGGAGGAAAACGGAAAGAATGGGTATGGAATACTCACCAGAAAATAAAATAATCGTAAAAGCTCACGGAAATCAAACGCTCCCGATAGATAGACTCATGGAGTTTCAAGGCAATCTTAAACGGCTCACACAAAAGAACCGCGAGAAGCTCATGGCGTCAATACTTGAAAAAGGATTTATCGCGCCGATATTTGTATGGGATGACGCGGGAGAATACCGACTGCTTGACGGACATCAACGACTCAAGACACTTTTATGGATGCGCGAGAAAGGCTGGGATATCCCGATGCTTCCTGTGGATATAATCGAGGCAGACAATGAACAGGACGCCAAAGAAAAGCTGCTACTTATTGCCAGCCAGTACGGAGACTTCACGACAGACGGATACAAAGAGTTCGCGGAAGGGCTTGATTTATACACGGAAAGCGTTCGGCTTTCAGATGGAACCTTCGAGCTTCCAAAGAGCGAAGACGAAGACACTATAGGCGACGATAACGCGCCAGACATAGAGGACGACCCGATAAGCAAGCCGGGGGAAATATACCATCTCGGAAAACATCGGCTCATGTGCGGAGACTCGACAGACAGCGAGCAGGTAGCCAAACTCATGGACGGAGAGAAGGCGGATTTATGGCTCACCGACCCGCCGTATAATAATGACTATCACGGAAAAACAACGGGTGCGACGATACAAAACGACAAACAGGAAGATGCGCAGTTTAAGGCGTTCTTAATATCAGCGTTTAAGACAGCGTTGCAGAACCTGAAGGATGGAGGAGTCTTTTATGTTTGGCATGCCGGTTTGGAAGGGATTAACTTTAAGACTTCGATGAAAGAGTGTGGCTGTGAAATAAGACAAGTATTAATATGGAACAAGAGCAGTTTTGTAATGGGCAGGCAAGATTATCAATGGAAGCACGAGCCCTGTTTGTACGGTTGGAAAGACGGAGCGGGTCATTATTGGGACGGCGGAAGGTCACAAACGACAGTCTTTGACGAAGCTACGGAATACAACCCGAAGAAAATGACGAAAGAAGAGCTTACGATACTATGTCAACAACTTCTTGAGGAAAGAAAAACAGTAAAAACAACCGTGATTGACATTGAAAAACCTGCAAGATCAATCGAACACCCTACAATGAAGCCGGTAAAACTGTTTCAGCTACAGATAGAGAATTCAACCAGAAAAGGCGAAATCGTACTAGACACTTTCGCAGGTTCAGGAACGACAATAATAGCCAGCGAAAAAGCAGGACGTAAGGCGCGAGTGATGGAGCTTGACCCGAAGTACTGCGATGTAATCAGGAGGAGATGGACGAAGTGGGCGGAAGAAAACGGAATCGACCCCGGTGTTGATGGCTTAACTGATGACCGAGGATTCACTAATGAGTAGCTCTAAGGGATACACTGAAAAAAAGGTTCTCGCTGCCATTAAGGGCTCAGGTGGAATCATCACCACTATATCAAACCGACTCGGGTGCGAATGGCACACGGCTAAGAGGCTCACGCAAAAATGGCAATCAACGCGCGACGCTTACAAAGATGAGCGCGAGACGATATTAGACATGAGCGAATCGGCAATTCTCAAATCAATCAAAGACGGAAACACCCAGGACGCGAAGTGGCTCCTGTCATCGCTCGGTGCAGATCGCGGGTTCGGTAAAGACAAGGTCGAGGTGATAAAAGAAACACCACAACGCATAGAGATAAAGTTAATCGATGAGCTAGGAGAAGATGAATAGCAACGATTTATTTTCACCAGTTTACAATAACGCTTTTCGGGAGTTAGAAAAAGGGAATTATAAAGAATTTATGTTTTACGGAGGGAGGGGATCTGCAAAGTCGTCAGCAATATCGTTGATGATTGTTTACCTACTTTTGACCAATCCAGATGTACACGCTTTATGTTTAAGGAAAAAAGACAACACGCTAAGGGACTCAGTATTTGACCAGATGCAGTGGGCTTGTGATATGCTAGAGCTTAACTACAAGGCGACAGTATCACCCATGAGAATTGAAACAC